TAATCTGTCCGAAGCCGCTAAAGACATTCTTTCGGGTAATGTTTCTGGTAAACAAAGTGGCCAAGATAAACCAGCCAAACTATCTGGCGATGTAGCCTATGGTACCGGTGAAGAAGATGTTGGTCACGCACCACTCAAAACAACCGATGCTAATCCTGACTACACAAAAGGCACACCAACAGCAACTGCTCCTGGTGCAAAACCACCTGTAGGTTCAGAGCCAATGAAGAAACTCAAAGGTCAACCACAAGAATCTGACGGTGTTGCAATCGAGCAACCTGAAGGCAAGACCGGTAAAAACCAAATGCCTTTAAACAAAGGTTCTGTAGGTGTTCAACAATACGAAGAAACCGAATCTGACGAAGAAGTAGTGGCCGAAGAAAAAGACGAAGGTCATGAAGATGAAAAAGAAGATAAGGCAATGATGAAAAAAATGAAGATGAAAGAAAAAATGAAAGAAGATATGGACGCTCTGTTCACAGGCGAAAATCTTTCTGAAGAATTTGTTCAAAAAGCATCTACCATTTTTGAAGCTGCCGTTATCGCTCGTGCTGAAGAAGTTATTGCTGAAGCCGAAGCTGAATTAATGGATCAGTTTGAAGCCGCCATTGAAGAAGTTAAAGAAGATTTGGCTGCTAAGGTTGATGACTATCTCAATTACATGGTTGAAGAATGGGTCAAAGACAACGAAATCGCCATCGAAAAAGGTCTCCGTGCCGAAATCGTTGAAGATTTCATTACAGGTTTAAAAGGTTTGTTTGAAGAGCACTACATTGACATTCCTGCCGACAAGGTAGATGTTGTTGAAGAACTCACTTCTAAAGTTGAAGAACTTGAAGAAGCTTACAACGAACAAATCAAATCTGCCATTGAGATGAAAAAAGAACTCAATGAGCACAAAAAGTTTGAGGCTATTTACGCAGCTTGTGAAGGCCTTACGCAGACTCAAGTAGAAAAACTGAAATCACTTGCAGAAGGTGTAGAGTTCACTACTGATGAAGAATTTGCTACCAAACTATCAACATTGAAAGAATCATATTTCAAGTCTGATGTTAAAGTTGCTGATTCATCTGCTTTAGACGAAGTATTAGTGGAAGAAGAAAAGAAAGAGAAAGTAATCTCTGATGATCCTTCAATTAATATCTATGCAAAAACCATTTCACAAACTATGAAGTAAAATACAATAAAAAGGAATAAAAAATGTATTTGACAGAAGAACTACAAAAGAAATGGCAACCTGTTCTGGAGCATCCAGAATTAGAAGCCATCAAAGACCCATACAAGAAAGCTGTTACAGCACTTGTTTTGGAAAACCAACAACAAGCTATGCGTCAAGACCGCATTGCTTTGAACGAAGCTGATCCAGGTCCTACAAACGTAACTGGTGGTGTTCAAAACTTTGACCCAATCTTGATTTCTTTGGTTCGCCGTGCTTTGCCTAATCTAATCGCTTATGACGTTGCTGGCGTTCAGCCAATGACAGGTCCTACCGGTTTGATTTTTGCAATGCGTGCTAAGTATATCAACCAAGCTGGTGACGAGGCATTCTTTAACGAGGCGAACACAATGTTCTCCGGTAAAGGTTCTGCTGGTAACCCATACGGTTTCGCTGGTACAACTGCAACAGATACAGGTACAAACCCTGTTGTTTCTGCAACTTTGGCTGCTAACACCTATACAACTGGTATTGGCCTACCAACAGCTACTGCTGAATACCTTGGTTCTGACGGCAACACAGCATTTGCACAGATGGCCTTCTCTATTGAGAAAGTTACTGTAACTGCTCAATCCCGTGCTTTGAAAGCTGAGTATTCTTTAGAACTCGCACAAGACTTGAAAGCAATTCATGGTCTTGATGCTGAAACAGAATTGTCTAACATTCTGTCTACAGAAGTTCTCGCTGAAATCAACCGTGAAGTTATCCGTACCATCTATACTGTTGCCGTTCCAGGTGCTCAGTATGGTACAACAACAGCAGGTTTCTTTGACTTAGATACAGACTCTAACGGCCGTTGGTCAGTTGAGCGTTTCAAAGGTCTAATTTTCCAAATCGAGCGTGATGCTAACGTAATCGCTAAGCAAACTCGCCGTGGAAAAGGTAACGTGTTAATCGTTTCTTCTGACGTTGCTTCTGCTATGGCAATGGCTGGTGTTCTTCAGTATACACCTGCTCTCCAAGCTGACTTGCAAGTAGATGACACAGGCAACACATTTGCTGGTTTGTTACACGGTCGTATCAAGGTTTACATTGACCCATACTTCGGTGGTTACACAAGCAACCAAGAACTCGTAACTATCGGTTACAAAGGTTCTAGCCCATACGATGCTGGTTTGTTCTACTGCCCATACGTTCCATTACAGATGGTTCGTGCCGTAGACCAGTATACATTCCAACCAAAGATTGGCTTCAAGACACGTTATGGAATGGTATCAAACCCATTCGCAGAAGGTCTAGGCGCTGGCTTGGGTGGTTTGAATGCTCGTACCAACAAATACTATCGTATTTTCGGTGTCAAGAACTTGATGTAATAAAAAAGTCCTCGTTAAGAAGGACATTTAGAGAGACCACTTCGGTGGTCTCTTTTTTTTGACCTAAATACTTGTATGAATGTACTAACTAGAACTCCCGAAAACACCAACTACCTACAACCTACAAAGTTTCTAATGACTTTCAGTAGGATACCTGACACGACATGGTTCTGCCAGTCTGTAAACATACCCGGAGTCAGCGTAGGACAGGCCCCAATCAATTTTCCAAGCGTAATGGTATACTCGCCTGGTAACCAAATAACTTACAACAATTTTAATATGAATTTTTTGGTGAATGAGAATGCTACATCATGGATTCAAATACACGACTGGTTTCGTTCCTTTGCATCACCAGACGGTACTGATGAAAGAAATCTAAAAACGGCATTACAAAATCAATATAATAATATGGCAAGTGATAAACAACAATACTCTGATGCAACATTAACGGTATTGAGTGCTTTAAACAATCCAATCCTCCGTGTAGAGTTTACCAATATGTTTCCGGTATCTTTATCGGATATCTATTTTGACACAAAACAATCAGCGGATGATATGATTACCGCTGATGCTACATTCGTCTTTGACCAGTTTAAATTCTTACCAGTTTAAGTAACACAAAGTCTTGCCATTTAACATGGTTTGTGTTAATATAGGAAATTGGTGTTAAACTATTTGAAAATATTATGGAAAATCTAGAACAAGTATTAAAGTATTGGGAAAAAGATGCAGAAATGGACCAGACAGAACCTGGTAAAGAACTGCTTCGTATTCCTATTCTACACAACAAGTATCTCTCCATTTTAACCAAACACAAGATTGCGGCCAAGAAGGCACACTTTGATTACTTGCGTTTGCGTAAAGTAAAGATTGATTACTATAATGGCAGATTAGACCAAGACGAATTAGAAACTCGTGGTTGGCAACCATTTCAGTTTGTATTGAAATCAGATATTGGTGCCTACTTAGAAGGCGATGATGATTTGATTAAGATGTTAGAGAAAAAAGTATACCATGAAGAATGTGTGTCTGTCTTAGAATCGGTGATGAATGAACTGAAACAAAGAACATGGCAACTGCGTGATTTTATTGGTTGGGAAAAATTCATAGGAGGCCAATAATGAAAATTGATTTTTTACAAATGCCAATATTAATAGTTAAACATGAACAACACCAAGAAACAAAAAAAGAACTATTAAAAGAAATTGAATTATTAGGCAAAAACAGTTTAGTTGATAATAATGAACGTATATCTAATACAGACTGGCACATAAAATCCAAAAAAACTTATTTCAATATACTTTTACCAGTATTTACTCAAACATTAGTTAATCTAAAACACGGATTAAAACTAACAAGTATACCTGTTGAATATAATTTAAGATTAACAAATTTTTGGTATCAACAATATGAGCAAGGTGATTATCATGGTTGGCACGACCATTTAGATGCTTTTTATAGTAGTGTTTATTATGTAGAACTTCCAAAAAACGGTGCAAAAACAACCTTTATGATTTTAGGTAAAGAATATGAATTTGATGTTGAAGAAGGTGATATATTATCTTTTCCTGGAACTGCATTTCATTGTTCAAAACCAAACATATCCGAAGAAAGAAAAACTATTGTGTCATTCAACACAGACTTTGGTAAAAATTTTGTAGAAGGCCAGTAATGTCTTTTCTTGTTGCAAACGTACCACCAGTTAAGTGTTTTGTTCGTAAAGAGTTTCTTTATAACCATGAAAAAGGTCATGGTGAATTAGAACCTTGTGTATGGATTACTGCCAAGGCCATCAAAGGTCAGGCATTCCGTATTGAATGTATGTTAACCGATTACGGTGCATTGTTTGATAAACTACCTATCTCTGCATATGTTTGGAAACCTGTAGATGAGTATCTGCCATTAGATAATCTACAGATATGGGATTGTTTATCATATGACATGGCGGTAATTGAGAAATCAAATCTACGAGGACTCAAAGTAAAATACTTTGGTAAAGACCGTGCATTTCATTTTGGTAAATACCTTTTTACAATTGATTTTGCGGCACCAGATTTTAATCGTATCGACACCAGTTTTTCAGAAGGTGTGCAAGAACATAAATCATATAACTTTATTCAACTAGACAATGGCCAATTTGCCTGTCAGCCAAATAATCGTTGCCTGTGGTATGATGTATCACTGGTACCACCTGTAGTTAAAACACCTGATTTTAAAATACCAACAGAAGTCTATTCAGTAGAAAATATTTCTAAGTGGAGTGTTGGTACACCAGATTCTTGGTTCTATAAGTTTGATGAGAAAGAATGAGTGATTTAACCATATCAAAAAAAGATGAAGTGTATGCCAAGATAACTTGTGAAAAACATATTTCAAAAGAGTTGTCGGAGTTTTTTACATTCTTTGTTCCTGGTTATCAGTTTGTTCCAGCCTATCGTAATAGAGTTTGGGATGGAAAAATTCGTATGTTTAATTTACAGACGAACCAAATCTATCTTGGTTTATTGCCATACATTGAATCATTTTGTAATGAAAGAAAATATACATTTGATTATGGTGATCCAAGGCCTGATATTGAAGATGAATACTCAGTCTATCATGCCAAAAAGTTTATTGATTCATTAAACATTCATGCTCGTGGTGAACCAATTGAAATACGAGAACACCAAATAGATGCTTATATTCATGCCATGCAGAAACGCCGAGCGTTGTTGGTTTCACCAACGGCATCTGGTAAATCTCTTATCATATATCTAATCTTCCGTCAATTACAACAATATCAAAATCTCAAAGGCCTTATCATTGTTCCTACCACATCATTGGTTGAACAATTATATTCAGACTTTGGTGATTACAATAACGGTGAGATGACAGAAGTTCATCGTATTTACCAAGGTAAAGAAAAAGACACCGATAAGCCACTCACCATTTCTACATGGCAATCTCTGTATAAACTTCCAAAAGAATACTTTCACCAATTTGATTATATTATTGGTGATGAGGCACATTTATTCAAAGCACAATCTTTGACTACAATACTTACATCCTGTATCAACGCTAAATATAGGATAGGTCTTACGGGCACATTAGATGGCACTAAAACACACAAACTTGTATTAGAAGGTTTGTTTGGTTCAGTCAAAAAGGTAATCACCACAAGAGAACTAATTGATAAACAGCAAGTTTCAGATTTTGAAATTAAATGTTTAGTTCTAAAGCATGATGATGAAATTTGCCTACAGATAAAAGATAAAACTTATCAAGAAGAAATACAGTATCTTATTTCAAACGAAAATCGAAATAAATTCATTAAGAATCTTGCAGTTAGCTTAGGTAATAATACATTAATATTATATCAAATGGTTGACAAGCATGGTCAAATCCTGTATGATATGATAAGAGAAACCAAAAATATTGGTAATAGAAAAGTATTCTTTGTTCATGGTGGTGTAGATGCCAATGACAGAGAAGAAATACGAAGAATAATGGAGATAGAAAACGATGCGATTGTTGTTGCTTCTTTTGGTACTTTTAGTACTGGTATCAATATTAGAAACTTGCATAATATCATTTTTGCCAGCCCAAGCAAGTCAAGAGTGCGAAATTTACAATCAATCGGTCGTGGATTGCGGCAGTCAGAAGGAAAAGAAAAAGCCATCCTCTACGACATTGCAGATGATTTAAGATATAAGAAACATATGAATTTTACATTGAAGCATTTTGTTGAACGAGTTAAGATTTATACGGAAGAGAAGTTCCCATTCAAAATATATAAAATAGGACTAAAAAAATGAATACAATAAAAATAGTTCGCTTAAAGAATGGTGAAGATATCATTGGTAATTTAAGTGATAATACCAATGGAGATTATGAAATCTCTGAACCTATGTCGGTATCTTTGGTACAAAAAGGCCATGAGAGTGGATTGGTCATGTCACATTGGTTACCAGTTCAATTAATTAAAAAGAATGAAATCAAAATAAATTCTCGTGATGTGCTTACAATGTTTGAACCAAACGATGAGTTTGCTGAATACTATATAAACACCGTGGAAAAAATTAAAGACTTATTGAAAGCTAAGAATTTGGCAGATTCAATGACAGATGAAGAAATTGAAGATATTATGGATGCACTAGAGGATGGTGATGGACAAACACTACATTGATTTAAATATTAACTTCATAGGGGAACACCGAGAACTATACACGTTGTCAAGCCCTTTGTCAACAACTTTTAATGGTATATTTTATGGCTAAGCAAAAACATTACATCAATAACGAAGATTTCCTCAAGGCTCTTGTAGATTATAAAGAGTCTTGTAAACTGGCAAAGAAAGAAAAGAAATCACCTCCAGCAATTCCAAACTACATTGGTGAATGTTTTATGAAGATAGCAGAAGGTCTATCACATAAACCAAACTTCATTAACTATACCTATCGTGATGAAATGATATCAGATGGTATTGAGAACTGCTTACAATACTTTGATAACTTTGACCCAGCCAAATCAAAGAATCCATTTGCTTACTTTACTCAAATCATCTATTTTGCCTTTTTACGAAGAATCTCTAAAGAGAAAAAACAACTGTATGTCAAGTATAAGGCTACGGAACAAATGGGCATACTAGATGAATTTGAACTGATGGAGTTTGAAGATGGTACTTCTAGACAATTTGAATTATACGATAACATTGCAGAGTTCATTGAAACATATGAAGATGCTAAAAAGGTAAAGAAGGACATTGCAACGGCAAAGAAAACAAAAGGGCTTGAAAAGTTTTTAGGAGAATGATATAATGTATAAAGTAAATTATTATTCAACAGAAAAAAAAGATGTTGTATTTTCTAAATGGTTTAAAACACTTAAAGAATCAACTGTTTTTGTTAATTCATTAGAAATACCACAATTATTGATTGAGATTAAATATTATAATCCAAATGATCCGGATCAACCACATCCACCTGACACATCAATTTAAACAAGTAACTTTATTATGAAAATTGCGATTATAACTGACCAACATTTTGGTGCTCGTAACGATTCGATTCATTTCTTAGATTATTATGAAAGATTCTATTCTGGCACTTTCTTTCCAACTATTGAAGAACACGGCATTGATACTGTTCTTATTTTGGGTGATACATTTGACCGTAGAAAGTATGTGAACTTCTTTACTCTTAAACGTGCAAGAGAGATGTTCTTTGATAAGTTATATGACAAAGGCATTCAAGTGCATATGTTGGCTGGTAACCATGATACCTATTTTAAAAATACCAATGATGTGAATTCAGTTGATTTGTTATTACAAGAGTATAGTAACATCAATGTTATATCAAGTCCAAAAACAATTTGGTTGGATAATGAAAAATATCCAATCTGTATGATTCCTTGGATTTGTCCTCAAAACCATAATGATGCCATTTTTGAGATGTCTGACACAGATGCACAAATCTGTATGGGTCATTTTGAAATTGCTGGTTTTGCCATGTATCGTGGTATGCCAAGTCAAGAAGGATTAAGTCGTGAGTTATTCAGAAAGTTTGATTTTACTTTTAGTGGTCACTATCATCATAGGAGTTCAGCTGACGGTATTCACTATCTTGGAAACCCGTATGAACTTACTTGGCAAGATTATAATGATACTAGAGGTTTTCATCTTTTTGACCTTAGCAGTCGTGACCTTACTTTCATAAAAAATCCAAATGTTATGTTCCACAAAATCACATATGATGATAAAGTGGAATCAATCACCGAGATTACCAATAAAGATTTAAGCAAGTATACCAATACCTATGTTAAAGTGGTGGTAATCAACAAAACAAACCCCTATCTGTTTGACAAGATGATGAACAACCTGTATAATGTAAATCCTGT